CCCTCGGAGAGCAGTGTCTGGATGATTGTTTCATCCAGATCCGCCTCTTCCACAACCAGGTCGCCCCGGCGCTCTACCGTGTACACTCCGATCTCATACGCGCATCTGGGCATAAAGGTGTAGCGCGGCTGCAGCCCGGTCAGCTCGCCGATTCGCTTCACCAACGTCTTCTTATCCTCTACATTCAGGCCAAATCTCATCATAATTCTTTTCCTTTCCGGAGCCTTGCTCCCATTGTGATCTCTACCATCCGTTTTCCTTCGGCGGTATGGTATACATCACTCTGAAGCCCCAAAAAGTAAAGTCATTTATGAGAGAATTCCCAGAAAAGTATCAGATTCGGCATAGTACACAATCATCGCTTCCAGTGCCTGGTTTTCTTACGCGCATCCAGCTTTCTCTTCTCCTCCATCCAGCGCCGGATGTACTCCTCCTGATCCCGATCATCGTATTCCCGGTACAGGTCATCCCCTGCGCCAATGATGGCAGCCATACCAGCCAGGAAAGCAATCAGAAGCCCAACGATCACAAGGGCAATCACAATGGCAGCTACATGATTCATGGCCATCTCCTTCCTTGCCGGGAGGATCAAGCCTCCCAGTCTGATTTATTCCGGGGCTGCCCACACGGGCGGCTCTCCAGACAGTTGCCAGTTACGCATCCAGGGCCAGCCGCTTCAAAGAGAATCGGCGCTTCCTTCCGGCAAAGCCTCAGCATCTCATCTGCCAGATGGCGGATTTCCCATTGCGCACGGTTACAGCAGCGAAGGCTGAAGAAGTGCCGCAGTTCCCTGGCATTCATGGTCAACACCAGGTTGGTGGTGATCGCCTGCGGAGTCAGATACCGGACATCCTCTGCAGGGATGCCTGCTTCCACCATGCGCCGGTACAGATCCATGCTATGCCGGATCTGCTCATCCGCCTCCTGCAGAAACTTGGACTTTGTAATGGTGTCCGGAATAACGGCTTTCCAATCGTCCAGCTTCACATATCGCTGGGACTCCACGGAAAAGCTCGCCAGCCGGTGTCGGGTCAGCTGAGCCAGGGTCACCCGGCTGATGCCCTCGATCCGGAAAGTGAACACAGCGTGCTCCAATACCGACTCATGCCCGGATGCCAGAGAGTGCTGCAGCGACCGATACCCGTTGTCCGAGGCGGTACACACAGCAGCCGCGTCACAGCAGACGCCGGAGGCGGTCGGAGTAAAGGCGATCAGTTCAACCTTCATTCATCCACCTCCTGCGGTTCAAAGGAAGCCACCTCATCGAAGCGGAGCTTCTGGCCATCACGGATGACAAACACGTCATCGTACTTGCCGCCGTTTTCCTGAATTGCCCGTTTCACGATGACATCCACGAACTTGGGATCAAGTTCGATGCCCCGGCAGATCCGATCCGTCTGCATGCAGGCGATCAGGGTCGAACCGCTGCCCAGGAAGGGGTCCAGGACGATGCCGTTGGTCATAGTGCTGTTCTTAATGGGATAGCTCATAAGCATGATCGGCTTCATGGTCGGGTGGTCCTTGGAGGATCGCGGCTTATCATATTCCCACACGGTGGTCTGCTTCCTGTCGGAATACCACTGGTGCTTGCCCTTCTGCTTCCAGCCAAAGAGGCATGGCTCATGAATCCACTGGTAAGGGCTGCGTCCCAGCACCAGGCTGTTCTTCTTCCAGATGCAGCACCCGGAAAGATAGAAGCCTGCGTCCTTGAACGCCTTACGGAAGTTCAGCCCTTCCGTATCCGCGTGCCAGACATAGATGCTGCCATCGTCAGCCAGGTTGGCGTGCATACAGCGATACGCAGAAAGCAGGAAGTTGTAAAACTCCTGATCGCCCATGTTGTCGTTCATGATCTTCCCGGCCGTCTCTTCCACGTCCACGTTATAGGGCGGATCCGTCAGGACCAGGTTGGCCTTGTCGCCGTCCATCAGACGGGTGTAGATTTCTTCACCGGTGCTGTCGCCGCAGATCACCCGGTGTTTTCCGATCAGCCACAGGTCCCCCAGCTGGCTGACGACCGGCTGCTGCAGTTCGGAATCCACATCAAAATCGTCCTCGTGGACCTGCTTGTCATGGAGCTTATTGAACAGCGTATTGATCTCAGGCGGATCAAAGCCCGTCTTGCCGAGATCAAAGTTGCTGTTCTGGATATCCTCCAGGAGTTCTGCCAGCAGCGTATCATCCCAAGCACCGGTAATCTTGTTCAGCGCAATGTTCAGCGCTTTCTCCCGGACCTTATCAATATCGACAACAGCACAAGGGACTTCGGTGTAGCCAAGATCCATGGCCACCGTCAGTCGCTGATGTCCGCCGATGATCGTCATGTCGGAGTTTACGACCAGCGGATCGGCAAAGCCGAACTCCTCAATGCTGTTCTTGATTTTTTCGTACTCTTTATCCCCGGCCTTCAACTTCTTGCGGGGATTGTACTCTGCCGGTTTGAGTACCGATACCGGCAGGACTTTCAGTTCAGCAGTCTTCTGCATCGTTCCCTCCATCTGTGTTATCCGCTGTAAAAACGCATGACCTCGCACAGCGGGATAAAGAAAGAGCCGAGCGTAAAGCCCAGCTCCGTTTCCCCGGTGACTTCCATGTATTCTTCGGTCATCGCACACCACTCCGGATTCTCTCCGTTGATGCTTGCGAGGATCTTATCCTCCGCGTAGTCAATGGCATGCACCAGCACCACGCCGGTATTGCACAGGGAATACACACCGATGACCGTATTAAGGTCAACCATTTTGGTTTCTGCCATGGGGCTTCTCCTTGCGCTCTTCCCGTTCCTCAATCCAGCGGATGATGAAGTCGGTCAGATGATTCAGTGCTGCAATCGACCAGTAGCAGATCATCCCCACGGTGGTGCCGGAGCCGGTGACAAGGCTCACAATAATCAGAGCCGCTTCCAAGGCGAGGATCAGGCTCTGCAGTGTTTTTCGATTCATGACTATTTCTCCCTCAGATCAATGATCCGCTGATTCCTGCTGCCGCGAAAAGCAAGCCCGGCGTCCTTCAGCTCCAGAAGAAAAGGTCCATCCACCAGCACATCAGCCAGTGTCAGGATCTCTTTGTCCCGGAGCGCCTCATAGGTGTATCCGGAGTACAGCCAGATATCTTTATCCGGCAGTGCGGCTCTCACCCGTTTCAGGAATGGAATCAGGATCGCTGCATTCTCTTCTTCTGCCGGTTCGCCGCCGAGAATGGAAAGGCCCTGTATCCACAAAGGACGCAGGGCCTTGATGATCTCATCTTCAGTCGCTCTGGTGAAGGGCCGACCGTAGTCGAAATCCCAGGTCTCCGGATTAAAGCATCCCTTGCAATGGTTCCGGCATCCGGAAACGAACAAGGACACTCGGACACCAGGACCGTTGGCGATGTCAACCTTCTTGATCTCCGCATAATTCATGGTTACTCGCCTGTCCCATTCGCGGCAACAGGTGCGGTACAGAAATGAATACCGCGAGTCTCATCCTGGAACACCTCACGGGCGATATCCTGTGCAAGGCCGGACCAGTTGCCGTCATAGTCATAGAGGTCATCGTCAAAGAACTGGATCACCTCCGGCTGGAAACGGACAAAGCCGTGCGCCGTTCCCGTAGGATCCTGGGCCAGCCGGACATCCTTCACGATGGGGTTTCCCCTGAAAATGGTCTCATAGAGAGCAACGACATCTGCGGTTCCGGTGTCGTTCTCCTCATCGTACAGGTTGATGGCCAGGATCACATTGCCAAACTGGACACACTTGGGAAAGACGCGATCCATGGCCAGGAACTTCTCATGATCCCTGACTTCGATATCGAACAGGTAATCCGCGCTACCATCCTCCGGCTCGACGATCTCCCCGACATGGATGGCGGGATCCCGCTCGAACAGCGCCTTCACTTTCTTCTGGTAGGTGTACCATGGCGCTTCCAGTATCAGTCTCTTCATAGGCTTTGTCCTCCTCATTTTGATTCTTCGAAACGCAGCTGCCGCATCTTTACAGATGCAGTACCCGCTCAGCAATCTCCTGCGTTCTGCCCTGGTTGAAGTAGTTGGTGCCCAGGTACCCGCAGACACGCCGACACACATTCATCCGCTTCTCGTCCCGGTTGCCGCAGTTCGGGCATTCCCAGACGAGCTTCCCATCATCCTCCACGATCTTGATTTCGCCATCATAGCCGCAAACCTGACAGTAATCACTCTTGGTGTTCAGTTCGGCATACATGATGTTGTCGTAAATGAATCGCATAACGGCCAGCACAGCAGGAATGTTGTTCTGCATGTTGGGGACCTCCACATAGGAGATCGCGCCGCCAGGACTGAGCGCCTGAAACTCTGCCTCAAAGGAGAGCTTTGTAAAAGCGTCAATCGGTTCCGTCACATGAACATGATAGGAATTTGTAATGTAGTTCTTATCTGTCACATGCGGGATCTTACCGAAACGCTTTTGCAGACAGCGGGCGAATTTATACGTGCTGGATTCCATGGGCGTGCCATAAAGGCTGTAGCTGATGCTCTCCGCTTCACGCCACTGGGCTGTCTTCTTGTTCATGAACTTCATGACGGCGATGCCAAAGTCATGACCGACAGGATCTGTATGGCTGACACCCTTCATCCGATACACACACTCGCAGAGTCCGGCATAGCCGAGGCTGATGGTACTGTAGTTGTCATACAGCAGCCGGTCGATCTTCTCGCCTTTTCCAAGACGGCTGATCGCTCCGTATTGCCAGAGGATCGGAGCGACATCGGAAGGTGTCCCCAGCAGGGTCTCATGCCGGATGCGGAGCGCCTTGTGGCAAAGCTCGGTCCGCTCTTCCATGAGTTTCCAGAACTTCTCCTCATCGCCTTCCGCGCTGCAGGCCACGTCCACCAGGTTGATCGTCACCGCTCCCTGATTGAAGCGGCCATAGTACTTATGGCTGCCATCCGGACTGAGGCCTACGGTATCCGGTGTCAAAAATGCCCGGCAGCCCATGCAGGTGTACACATCCCCGTTCTTCAGCTGCTTCATCACCTTGGCGCTGATGTAATCCGGCACCATGCGTTTCGCTGAGCACTTGGCAGCTGCTTCATCACCTTGGCGCTGATGTAATCCGGCACCATGCGTTTCGCTGAGCACTTGGCCGCCAGCTCGGTCAGGTAATAGTACGGCGCGTCCTCGGTGATGTTGTCCTCATCCAGGACATAGATCAGTTTGGGGAACGCCGGGCTGACCCACACGCCGACTTCGTTCTTGATGCCCTCGTGTCGCTGCTTCAGGGTTTCCGCGATGATCAGCGCCAAATCATCCCGCGTCTGTCCAGGCTCCACTTCATCCAAATACATAAACACAGAGACGAAAGGCGTCTGCCCGTTGGTGGTAAGGAGCGTCTGGATCTGATACTGGATGGTCTGGATGCCGCGCTGCACTTCTTTGCGCACCCGCATCTCCGCCATACGATTGACTTCATCTTCGGTATATTCCCTGCCGATGGCCAGGAACTCGTCCTTGATCTCGCTCTTATATTTCTGGCGGGACACATCGACGAAGGGAGCCAGGTGGGACAGGCTGATGGTCTGGCCGCCGTAAGTGTTGGACGCCACCTGCGCGATGATCTGCGTGGCGATGTTGCAGGCCGTGGAAAAGCTGTGCGGCTTTTCGATCAGAGTATCCGTGATCACCGTGCCGTTCTGGAGCATGTCTTCAAGATTCACCAGCTCACAGTTGCTGATCGGCCCGGAGACATAACCCATATCGTGGATATGGATCATGCCTTCATCGTGGGCTTTGATCACATCCTCCGGAAAGATGTATCTCCGGCAGATGTCCTCGGAGACCTCGCTCGCCAGGTAATCCCGCATCGTGCTGTTGATGATAGGATCCTTGTTGGCGTTCTCCTGCTTGGCCAGCTCATTGTCATGCCGGAGGAGAGACAAAATCTTGGCATCCGTGCTGTTCTGTTTTCGGAGCAGCTCATGCCGCAGACGGTAATCGCTGTAGTGCCTGGCAAGCCTGTGTGCCTCGGCCTGATCCAGTTCATCGATCACCATGTCCTGGATTTCTTCGACGCTCACACTCCGGCCCAGCGCTTCACATCTCTTCTCTACCCGACTGGCGATGTTCTTTTTTTGTGTATCACTGATCCGGTCCTCGACGGCCACATCCTGATTGGCGGCATCAATGGCCCGGATGATTTTTCGATAGTCATATGGGACTTCACTTCCGTCCCGCTTGATGATTTTCAACTGTACTTCTCCTCCATCTGTTTCTCTGCCTCTGCCAGCAGATCCTCACAGGATTTCTCCAAGTGTTTTCGGCACTGCTCATCCAGGCAGGAAAACACAGTTCTCTGCTCTTCCTCTGTCAGGTCAATGGTGTACCGCTCCTCTTCATCCGGAGAGTTGCTGTTTACCACAACGAATTCAATGCAGCTGTCCGTATGATGGTCGGTGTAACCATTGATTCCCACATAGAAGTCGTACCAGCCGTCGTTATCACAGGTGTCGTCGGTGTACTCGTCCATGGGATGCATCGGCGCAAAACCCAGATCCTTCCGGATACGGTCTGCGATTTGGCTGAGACCATTTGTCGCCATGAGCTGGAAGGTTACAGTCGGAAAGCGGCATGGGAAAGACACATTGCACTGGTCGCTGCCATACAGGACATCTGCGCCAAAGTCGATGAAGATCTCATCCCGGATAAATGCTTCAAGCAGATTCTCTGAAAGATCATGCCCTGGATCGTATGATTTGGGATCTCATACATAGTCTGTATCTGTTCCAGGCAGATCAGGACATCCGCTATTTCCTCGACCAGATTGTCGTAAGCCTCTGCGTCATCCTGTCCGCCATTCCGTGCCCTGCGCATCTTGCTGATAGCCTGGATCAGCTCTGCAAGTTCCTCACAATGCACCATGGCCTGAGCGTCCGCGCCATAGCGGCCAAGCACCCGGTGCTGTGATGGTATCTCAACCTTCATGTCGCGCCTCCTGCTCTTTCTCCAGCAGCGCGATATACCGGTTCAGGTACCAGACTGCCTTCTGAAGATCCTCGGTTGTTTTCTCCGGATCNNNNATCACGTCGATGACTTCAATAGAGCCGTAGGTGTAATGCGCCGGATGATTCACATTGTCGTCCAGCACCGCTTCCAGCTTATCCTCCAGCGTCTGCTTTTTCATAACCAATGAGCTTCCTCCTCTTCCTGTTTCTTTGCCCGGTAATATTTCGTGCGACACTTCCCGGAACAAAACCGCTTCGTTCTGCCGCGCTGTTTCCGGTCCAGCTTCTCGCCGCAGATGATGCACCGGTCGTTTTGCTCATACCAGATGGGCAGGTTCAGCTTTACGAATTCGCCCGCACCGGCAAGACCGTGAGTCTTGCAGTACAGCTGCACCTGATTCCGATTGAGCCGCAGCTCCTTTGCGATCCGCTTATAGCCCCAGCCCTGCAGCCGGAGGGAACGGATCAGCTCTTTCTGCTCTTGTTTCACACGCCTTCCTCCGGTCGACTTTGCTGTTTGCGCTTCCTTGATGATTTCCTCAAAAACCAGCCCTTTCCATCGTGTTTTCCTTTGATTTCTGGGTGTTTCGGGTGCGGTTTTGTGACGAAATCCGGCCAGGCTTCGATACGTTGTCAAAATCCGCAAAACCGCAGTTTCTCTAAGGAAAACCGGCCTTTTTCGGATCAGGTAGCCTGCAACATTTTCCAGTTTCACCGGCCCGGCAGGGGTAGGCCCCTTACAATTTCGCGGATTTTAACGCGAGAGGGGGCGGCGGTCTCCGTGAAACTTCACCACAGAGAAGTGACCCAC